AAAGGGACTGCAAATATTACAGTAGATGGTGATTTAAGACAGCTTGTAAAAGGTAACTATCATTTAGAAGTAAATGGTAATAAAACAGAAGTTGTTCGTGGATCAAGGCAAAGTAAAATTGGTCAGTCAGAGCATACAGAAATTACTCAAGATTTTGCTTCTGTTGTTGGTGGGAACTATGTACAAAAAACTTTAGGTGATGAAACACGGTTAGTAGATGGTTTAAGGAATACCACAATTGGTAAAACTGAAGATCTAAATGTTACAGGCGAAGCTAGTATTACAGTTATGAATAAACTAAATGTTTTTTCATTATTGGATTATTCAACTGCAACAGCTGGTAAGCTTACCATTACATCAAAAGGTGATATAAAATTAGAAACACCAGCAAATATGAATACTACTGTAACAACAAATGTTACGAATACTATTGGTGGCACGTTAACTGATTCAGTCACGGGTGTTGTAACTGAAAATTATAGTGATGCTCAAAATACAACAGCTGGTGGTGATATTACTATCAACGGTGGTCCTAACATTAACTTGAACTAAGAGGTAAAGATGCCAGGAATAACAAGAGTGGGAACAGATAGTCATGTAGGTCACGCAAGTCCTACACCTAGCCCATTCCATCAAACATCATATGCATCTGGTTCTCCTGATGTAATTGTTAATGGAGCATCAGCAGTTCGTATTGGTGATGCAACTGGTTGCGGAGACCCTGCAGTTGGTGGTAGTGGTACAGTAAAAGTAAATGGAATTGGTGTTCATAGAATAGGAGACGGTACTGGAGGTCATGGGTCATGGGTACCTAATGCATCTGCTGGTGGTTCTTCTAACGTGATCGCAGGAGGTTAATATGTTAAATTGTGGAAGTAGTCCAGCTTTAGATTCTATTACTGGTAAAGTAGATGAAATTAAAGGAAAACTTGCTGAAGGAATGGCAGCCCTTGGTGATCTTGAATCTAAGGCAAATGAAGCATTGGCCGAGTTACAAGCGGCATTACCAGAGTTGCCTGCTGCTGGTCCTTCATTACAAGCAGATGTTGGTGCATTAATTGCTCAAATGCAAACAGATGCCGGTGGTGCTATTGCTGCGTTTAAAGAAGCGTGGGGAGAAGCTTTAGGAGATGGAGAACTTCAAGAGTATATTGATCTTGTAACTAATGCGATTAGTGACCCGTTATCATTAGCTTCCTTTGATCCATGTGAAGCAATTCCAAATAAAGAACTAGATTCTGCCACAGGTGAAGTTGTGGCTAAAGCAAAAGAAATAAAAATACCTGAAGCAAAGCCAGCAAAAATTGCAAGTTTTTCAGAAATTACTACAAAAATTGCAGCTATAACACTTCCAGATGGAACAACAACACCTGAAGTAACAATCACTGGTCCTACAACTATTGATCTTACATCTATTATATCTTCAGTGTCTCCTAATGGAACTTCTAGAAGTAGTAGTGGATTTGGCGCTGCAATGGACGCAAGAAGTCAAGCTTTAGGTAAAATTAATAAACATTTTACGCCAAAAGTAAAAGCTGCTCGGCTAGCATATGAGGCTGAAAAGAAAAAACCTGAGTATGGACAAACTGGTGGTAGTGGTATTAATGGATCTGGTGCGGCAAAAAGACAAAGGTTATATACAACTGGTAGAATGTCAGCTAGTCAAGTTAAATGGTATGAAAACTTTATAGACTTAGAAATAGAATATCACAATGTGCAAACTAGACGTGATAATATTAAAGATCAATTAGTAGTTTATATTGAGTACCTTGCTGGTCGTGTTTCACAAGAAAATTTTGATAAAGGCGAAAAATTTTTTAAAGACGATTTCAAAGAACACGTAGGTACAACAGAATTAGATTCTGATATGGCACTATATGAAACTGGTAAATCTGATTTAGATGCTAATAAAGCGGATTTTCAGGGTGTGGCCAATCACACTAATCAGGTTGTAAGCTCTTCAGTTTCCGTCAATTAACTTGTATAAATATAATTGTATTAATTAATCATGTAGAAAGGCTTTGAAATGACAAGCGAACAAATTAGAGAAATGATGGTTTTATCTTTAAAGAACCATGCTAAAGGACATATCGATAAGCATATCGCTAATGTTGAAATTTATTTACATAATCCAGCCGGTATTGGTGAACACTCAGATATTGTGGAGAGTGTAGAAAAAGAATTAATGGAAGTCGCAAAATATGACGACGTCCTAGAAATGATAGAAAAGTACATTGAGTAATTAAATGGCAAGAACACAAACAAAATCAGATGCGGCAGGAAAGTCTATTATTACTAGTAGATCAGTGGTTTACTCTGATTTTGATTTGGCTTTTCTTAAACATCCAAATACAAAAGATATAACAATCTTAAAAGATTTGGATGCAGTAAAACAGTCTATAAAAAATCTTATTTTGACTAGTAGAGGTGAAAGACCATTTCAACCTACACTAGGATCTAATATTAGAGCTTTATTATTTGAGCCTGCTGATTACTTTACTGAATTTGATCTAAAAGAAGCTATTGAAGAAACAGTTCTAAATTTTGAGCCAAGAGTTAGATTATTAAATATTGATGTTACTAGTGAAGAAGACTATAATAGATTTAGAGTTTCTATAGAGTTTCAAATGATTACATCGCTTCAAACTGGATCCACAGAATTTTATTTAGAAAGAATTAGGTAAGGGGTTATAATGGCTATTACGGTTTCAAAAGAAAGACTTAACGTTACGGAGCAAGACTTTGATCAGATTAAAGATAATCTTAAAACGTTTTTACGATCTCAAACTACACTTGCAGACTACGACTTCGAAGGATCAGCTCTCGGCACTATTATTGATGTGCTTGCTTATAATACTTTCTATAACGCATTTAATGCTAATCTAAACGTTAACGAAATCTTTCTAGATACTGCACAAGTAAGAAACAATGTTGTATCACATGCTAAGTCACTTGGATATGTTCCAAGGTCAACTACTTCAGCTTTTGCCACAATTGATGTAACAGTAAATAATCCAGCTGGTACACCAAGTTCATTGGCTATGCCACGTGGTACTACATTCCAAACTACAATTGATAATAAAAATTATACTTTTGTTAACCTTGAAGCTCAAACAATTGTACCAGTGAATGGTGTATATACATTTAGTAATGTACAAATCAATCAAGGAACTATTAGAAACCAAGAATACGTTGTTGATAATACAGACACATCTCAAAAGTATGAGATTCCAGATACAAATGTAGATACGGCAAGTCTTATTGTTAAAGTTAAAACAAATGCAAATACTACAGACTTTGAAGTGTATACATTAGTTACTAATATTGTTGATGTCGACCAGAATACAAATGCGTACTTCTTGCAAGAAGGCATGGATGGAAAATACGAAATTTATTTTGGTGATGACGTGTTTGGTAGAAAATTAGCTGCAGGTAATATTGTATCATTGGAATATCTAATAACTGACGGCCAAGCTTCTAATAACGCTACTGTATTTACTCTTACTGGTAGTATTTCAGGCAATACGAACACCAGTATAACTTTAGCCTCAGCAGCTGGTGGTGGTGCTACTCGTGAAGCTACTGATTCAATTAAGTTTAATGCTCCACTTTCTTTCCTAGCTCAAAACCGAGTTGTAACGGCTGATGACTATAAAGCTATTGTAAAAAATAACTATACAAATGCTGAAACTGTTTCAGTCTGGGGTGGAGAAGAACAAGCAGTTCCCGAGTACGGTAAAGTATTCTTATCAATTAAGCCTGGTAACGCTGAAACACTTACTGAAGTTCAGAAAACATTTATTAAGGACTCTATTCTTAAAACTAAGAACCTAGTGTCTATTACACCAGAAATTGTTGATCCTGATTATACATTTATTAAACTAGAAGTATTTTTTAAGTATGATCCGAATCTAACATCACTAACAGCTGGTGAGTTAAAAGATCAGGTTATTGCTACAATTACAAATTACAATAATACTAATCTGAAAAAGTTTGATGGTGTATTTAGAGCATCACAAGTAACTACTCTGATTGATGCTACTAATCCTTCTATTCTAAATACAATTCAACGAGTATTTGTACAGAAACGTTTAACACCAAATGTTGGTTATCCACAAAAATATACTCTTGAATTTTCATCTCCATTCTCATCTAATATTGCTACTGGAGCTTCGGTAATCGATTCAAGTGAATTTATTATGAATGGCTTTAATCATAAGATGCAAGATGTCCCAACAGATGATCCTAATATTAGAAAAGTTCAGTTATACAGAATTTCAAATAACCAAAAAATTATTACTACAGTAGATGCTGGTACAGTTAATATTCAAACAGGTACTGTAGAACTTACTAACTTTAACCCTGACGGTGGGTTGGTTGGATCTAATCCATATATAACAGTAACAGGTACACCAAGCTCAAATGACCTAGCACCAAGAAGGAATCAATTACTTCAAATTGATCTTCTACAAACAGTGGTTACTCCACAAGTTGATGAAATTGCTACAGGTTCGGTTATTGCAGGTATCGGTTACACAACAACAGCGAATAATAGCTAATGTCACATAAAGTAACAACCATAGTACCAGAGCATATTCAGCTCGAAAAACCAGAACTTATGAAGTTCATGGAAGCGTATTATGATTTTTTAGATCAACCAGATCAGCCAGGTGCATTCTTAAAATCTTTGCCCTCACATCGTAATTTAGATACAGTTGGTACTGAATTTCTAGAAATGTTACAAAGAGAGTTAGCTGTTCCAATTCCAGAAACTGTTGTTGCAGATAAGTCTAAATTATATAAGAACATTACAGATATATACCTTTCAAAAGGTGCTGAACCTTCATTTAAAGCTTTGTTTAGACTTATCTTTAATGATGACATTGAACTCTTTTTTCCAAGAGTAGATATTCTTAAGCCTTCGGATGCTAAATGGGATCCAACAAACGGCCGTTGGAAAAATGATGATGGTAAATTATCTGTTAAAAAGTTTATTCAAGACTCAAGATATTACCAGTCGTTTTCTTATGTTATTAAGACTGGACAAACAATTGATAACTGGAAAGATGTAGTTAAGAAACTGCTGCATCCAGCTGGGTTTGCTTTCTTTGGTGAGGTAACTATCTTCTCTGAAGCTGTTGGAGTAGCTGGTAGTCCAGTAAAAGCAAAAGGTGTAGCAGACTTTAGTACACTAGATACTGGTATTCCGGTCTTTGCTGATCCAGTAGTCGTAGATGTTGCAATACCAGTGGTTGGTGGTGTTGCCCTAGATATCGAACTTACGTTCGTTCTTCAACCAATTAATCAATATGCAATAGGTCCAAACTTTTTGCATGTTGAAAAGTATAAATTCCTGCCAGACATTGGTCCTATAAGTAATTATGCAGATTTTACAATTGCTGATGCTGCAGCAGGTACTAAATTAAATATATCGTTTGAATCAGTGATTAACATCACATAACGTGTATAAATAGTTTTAACTAAATTAAATGAGGTAAGGTTATAAAATGACGGCCATCGTATCAAAACAAATTAGGGTCAACAACGCGGGTGCATTTCGCGATGACGTAGGTACTGATAGTACTTATCTATACATCGGTCGCTCACATAACTGGCCTAGTTCAGATACTGCAATCGCAACTCCGGTTGATACAGTATTTGATAAAAATAACGTACATCAGAATATGATTGCACTTAAAAAAGTAGCTCAGTCTGATGTTTCCCATTGTATTACTCGTTATAACTGGCTTTCAGGTACTACTTATGTAGCCTATGATGATCAGTTATCTACGTTAAGTACATCACAGTATTACGTAATCACAGACGAACTAAATGTTTATAAATGTTTGCAAGCTGGTACTGGTGCTTCGGTTGTTAAACCAACTGGACAAACCACAAATGCTGCTAACGCTGTAGAGTCTGATGGTTATGTTTGGAAATTTATGGCTACTCTTTCGGGTACACAGGCCACAAAGTTCTTAACTAACTCGTTTATTCCAGTGAATGTTATTACATCAAATGATGGATCACTCCAGTTTGATGTACAAACTAATGCTCAAAATGGATCAATTCATAGAGTTGTAGTTACAAATGGTGGTTCAGGCTATACCTCAACGCCGACAGTAACGATTACCGGTAATGGATCAAGTGCCACAGCTGCAGCCACAGTCGTAGGTGGAGTAGTTACAGCCATTTCAATGAGTAATATTGGAACCGGCTATGATGAAGCTTTAGTTACTATTACAGGTGGCGGCGGTACAGGATGCGCTGCAAGAGCTATTATTTCACCTCCTGGCGGTCATGGTGCAAATATGGCTGATGAACTTGGTGCTTTCTTTATTATGTGTAACGTTAACTTAGATTCTGCTGAAGGAGCTGGAGACTTTCCAATTGATAATGACTTCCGTCAATTAGGTCTTATTCGTAACCCATTTAATTTTGGAACAACTGTTAATGCCACAGCCTCTACGTTACAAGCTACTCGAAATCTAGTATATGGATCTCTTGCAGGTGGAGCTTTTGCACCAGATGAAATTATTACTGGCGGAACCTCTGGAGCTCAGGCCTATATAACTTCTATAGACGTAGGAACAAGTACTATTCGATATCATCAAGATGCTACTACTGGTTATGGAACTTTTCAAAGTTCAGAAGCTATTTCAAATAGTGGAGCGGTAACAGCTAACATATCTTCTCTTGGTGACCCTGAAGTTGAAAAGTTTTCTGGGGAAGTTCTTTATATCGAAAACAGAAGTGCGGTTGCTCGAGCTAATTCGCAAATTGAAGATATTAAACTTGTACTAGAGTTTTAAGGTAAAAAAATAATGACAATTGATTTTAATGTATCCCCCTACTATGATGACTTCGAAACAAATGCGAAGGAACAATACTATCGCATTTTGTTTCGGCCTTCAGTGGCTCTTCAAGCAAGAGAGTTAACTCAACTACAGTCTACTCTGCAAAATCAGATTAGTCAATTTGCTAATCATACTTTCAAAGATGGTGCCATGGTTATCCCTGGCCAATCTGCATTGGATAAAGAGTATGGATTCATTAAAGTTGCTTCAACATTTAACTCAGCCGATGTAGAACTATATCGAACAGAATTTGAAGGTACACTTATTACTGGTCAAACAACTGGAGTGGTAGCTAAAGTAGTTGGCACAGTTGCGGTATCTGGTTCAGATCCTCTTACATTGTTTGTCAAATATACTTCATCTGGTACAGATAAAACTACAAAAGAATTTGCTCAAAACGAAGTTGTATTATCAAATGGATCAACTCCTCGTTCAGCACAAATTAACAACGTATCGGGTAGTGTAGGATTCGGTTCAGCCGTAGCTATTCAGCCTGGTATCTACTATGTCAATGGAACCTTTGCTTATGTTTTAAGTCAAACACTTGTACTTGACAAATATACAAATACACCTTCTTATAGAATCGGACTTACAGTAGTTGAAAGTTTGGTATCTTCAACACAAGATGCTAACCTTACTGATAATGCAACTGGTTCTCCAAACTTTGCGGCACCTGGTGCTAATCGTTATAAAATTCTACTTACATTAACGAAAAAAGGTTTGACTGCAACGGATGATGATAACTTTATCGAGCTTATCCGTGTAGAGAATGGAGTTATTTCTAAGCAGATTAGATCAACCGAATATTCTATCCTTGAGGATACATTTGCTCGTAGGACTTATGATGAGTCTGGTGATTACACAGTTCGTCCTTTTGGTATCGATGTAAGAGAACATTTACAAACTGGAAACAATAGAGGAATATATTCATCTGCTGGTGGCGGTGATGATTCTAAGTTGGCCATTGGTTTAGAGCCTGGAAAAGCTTATGTTCGTGGTTATGAAATTGATACTATTGCTACAACATATCTTACAGTAGATAAAGCAAGAGATACTGCTCAATTAGAGAATAACGTTATCTCTTTTGAAATGGGTAACTATACTCTTGTTAATACAACAACAAATCTTCCTAATATTACAGATTATGAAAAGCTAGATCTTCGAAGTTCTGCTAGTACCGTAATTGGTACTGCTCGAGCAAGAGCATATGAATTACATTCTGGAACACCGGGTACTACGGGTGCAGTCTATAAGTTATACCTCTTTGATATTCAAATGACTGGTTCAAACTTATTTTCTGCAGTAAACCAAATTAATAACCAAGGATCAACTGCTGGTGAATTTCTTTCTACCACTGTAAAAACAAGTGGAGTTGCAGTACTTTACGATATTAATAACAATGATTTGCTTTTCCCACTTCCGTATAGTCAAGTTGAAACAATCAGGTCTGCACTAAACGCGGTAGATACTATTGTAACGGTACGCCGTAGGTATACAACTTCTCTATCAGGTGGATTGGCTACTATTACAATCGCATCGGATGAAACATTCCAAAGCCCATATAGTGGAGCTGATTACCAAGTAGCAAATACAACTACTGGTGTGGTATATGACATGAGTCTTACCGATGGTACTGGTGGAGCTGCCCGTTTGGCAGCAAATGGTGTTAACCTTAATATTGACCTTACAGGTGCAGGTCTTTCAACTGAAGGTATTACGGTAATTACAACACTTACTAAATCGTTGGCCTCAGAAAAACAAAAGACACTTGTACAAAATGCTACAATAGATATTACAGGGCCAAATACAACAGTTAACAGCTTTGATGAATTAAATAAAGCAGATATTTACCAATTAGTTTCTGTCCATGACTCACTCGCACCAAGCACAAATGCTACTACAGCTGACTTGGATATTACGAGCAGGTATGAATTGGATAATGGCCAAAGGGATAACTTCTATGGCATTGGTCGAATTAAACTAAAGCCTGGCCAGCCTGGACCTGTTGGTCGAATCCATGTGGTATTTGATTACTTTACTCATGGTGCTGGTGATTATTTCTCAGTAGATTCTTATACTGGTCAAGTTGGATATGCTGATATCCCATCGTATGCTTCAAGTAGTACAACATATGAATTAAGAGATGTTTTAGACTTCCGTCCACGTGTACGTGATGATGGAACATCCTTTACTAATGCGGGTGGTACTAATCAATCGGGTGCTGCACTTACTGAAATTGGTAAGATTGCATCTAATATGTTCTTAGACTTCCGTTATTTCCTACCACGAAAAGATAAAATTTATGTAGATAACAAAGGCGTGTTTAAACATCTAAAAGGTGTTTCAGCCGCTACACCAGCTCGTCCTGCTAATCCAGACGATGGTATGGTTATCTATGACTTAGATATTGGTCCATACACATTTAGCACAAATGATGTTACACCAATCATGAAAGACAATAAACGATTTACTATGCGTGACATTGGTCGCCTAGAAGGTCGTATTAATAACCTTGAATATTATACATCACTTTCTCTTCTTGAGAAAGAAACTGCTGATGCACAAGTACTCAACTCTTCTAACGTAGATAGATTTAAGTCTGGCTTTATTGTAGATCCATTTTATGGTCACAATATTGGTAACCCACAAGATCCTGATTATCATGTCTCAATTGATGCTGATAAAGGTGAAGCTAGGCCGCAATTCTATGAAGGTAATGTCAAGTTAATAAATCAAGACACTGCCTCATCAAGTTCATTTCAGCAAACTGGAGATGTAATTTCTCTCCCTTATACTGAAGCAACGATCATCGATCAACCATTTGCTTCCGGTGCTGAAAATGTAAACCCATATGACATCTTCCAATTTATTGGTCAAATCGATCTTACTCCTGCAGAGGATGATTGGAAAGAAACAGATGTTAGACCAGATCTTATTATCGATAATGAAGGTCTGTTCGATGTGGTTAATACACTTGCGAACGAAGACGGAGTGCTTGGCACGGTCTGGAATGAGTGGGAAACTCAGTGGACCGGACGAGAGATATTCGCAGGAGATACATCAGGTAATCAGAGATCAGGTCGCCGAATCTTCCGAAATACGCTCCAAGCTCAAATTGCACAGCAAACACGTACGGGTGTCCGTACTTCGGTCGCGCCGGATACTATTCAAACATCGCTTGGTGAAAGAGTAGTAGATGTACGTATGGTACCATTTATCCGTGCGCGAAGAGTTAAGTTTAAGGCAACACGCTTTAAGCCAAATACTCGTTTGTATCCTTACTTTGAAGATATTAACGTTAATGACTTTACCACTGATATTACTGCAGCTCAATTTATACGTAACTCTGTTACTTCAGTAGATCCTGAGCCAAATGCTTCTGCTGTGCGTCACCCTGATATTACTGCAGGAGATATTTCAGCCGGCAATAATGCTATTATTACAGATGCAACTGGTACGGCTCATGGTGAATTCTATATTCCAAACACAGCCAATATCAGGTTTAGAACTGGTGAAAGACTGTTCAAACTTATGGACGATCCAAATGGTAATCTAAATTTGATTACTACATCTGGTCGTGCAACATATTCTGCTAGAGGTTTAGTTGAAGGTACACAAGAGGTATCTTTAAGATCTCCAACACTTGTACAAGAATCGGTTAATGATGTCCAGCTTGCTTTAGTTGGCCGTGCCTCTACTCGTACAGTTGGCTGGGTTGATCCATTAGCTCAAACATTCTTAATTGATAATCCATCAGGTGCATTCGTTACTAGTATGGATATATTCTTTAAAGAAAAAGATCTAGCAATTCCAGTTACTCTTCAAATTCGTGGAGTGGTAAATGGTTATCCTTCAAACGAAATTCTAGCATTTGGTGAAGTTGTTAAAGATGCAGTAGATGTAGTAACCTCCACGGATGCATCGGCCGCTACTAACTTTGCTTTCCCATCTCCAGTATATCTAAGACAAAACCAAGAATACGCAATTTGTCTTCTTGCTAACTCAAATCAGTATGAGGCTTATGTAGCTGAAATTGGAGAAAATTCAATTGGAACTACAAGGCGTATTTCTGCACAACCATATGCTGGTGTATTCTTTAAATCACAGAACGGATCAACTTGGTCAGCTGATCAAACAAAAGATCTTAAGTTTAGAGTTAAAAGAGCAGACTTTGATACAACTGCAAGTGGAATAGTTAATTTTGCTAATGGTGGTATTCCAATCAGAGCTTTAGAAGCTAATCCGATTTATACAACAAACCTAAGCAATACCTGTACTGTAAAACACAGGAATCACGGTATGCCTACAGGTTCTAGTGTAACAATTGCAGGAGTTGGTTCAACGATTGGTGGTATTGCAATATCACAGTTTAATGCTACTCACGTAATTTCAAATGTTGAACAAGATCAGTACTCGATTACTGTAGCTTCTAATGCTACTTCAACCACAAACGGTGGTGGCACAGCAGTGACAGCTACTGAGAATAAGCACATTGATATTATGTACCCACAAATCAACGAAATGAATTTGCCTGGTACCTTTACAGCATATGCAGTAAAAACTACTTCATCTAAATCTTTAGCTGGATCAGAACCAACGTATCAAAAAGATGCATCATTTACTGAGATTGTGGCTAATGAAAACTTCTATCCAACAACGCCAAGACAAGTTGCTTCACAGATTAATGAAACAAACTATGTTGCTGGTGGAGCTAAGTCTTTGGATCTTAGGGCTACAATGTCTTCAACAGATCCATTCTTAAGTCCGATGTTAGATTTAGATCGTATGTCAGTATTTACTATTTCGAACCGTATTGATAACCCACAAGTATTCGGTGGATCTAATACTGGCCAGAATCCTGTACTTAATTACTTAGCCGAAACAGCACCAACTGGTGGATCGGCTCTTTCTAAGTATATTACACGTAAAGTAACCCTTGCTCAATCTTCAATTGGACTAAGAGTTATCTTTGCCGGTAATAGACCTAATGGATCATTTATTGATGTATATTATAAGACTCAAGAAGCTGGATCAGATATCGCATTTGAAACTTTAAACTGGACACAAGCTAATATTGATACAGTTGTTCCAAACGTTGATGATCCTACACTCTTTAATGATTATGAATATACCGTAGATCTTTCAGCTGCACCTTTCCAAACTGTGGCAATCAAGGTCGTATTTAGAGCTCAGGCATCTACTGCGGTTCCACGTATTAAAGACTTTAGAGTTATAGCGTTAGGTACATAATGAAGGTTAATATAGAAAATAGACCAGGCCTCCAAAGAGATATGAACTCAGGGGCTGTTATAAATACAGATAATACTGCTTATCAAAAAGCATTAAATGCTAAGTTAGCGGCAGAGAAAAAAGAAGAAGAACTTCAAAGCATTAAAAATGATGTTCAGGAGTTAAAAGATTTAATGAACCAAATTATTAAGAGGCTTAACTAATGGCTGTCATAAATGTAGCAACTTCAGATACCTTTGAACAATGGAGAGTCAAAAGCAATGGTCTTGCAACCTTAGTTGGAGATGATTCTGGACTAACAAGTAGATACACCGCAACTGATGTTATCGGTGCTCTTAATGAAATTAAAAGTAATTCTACATTTGATAACGAAATTAATATTGCAGATCAAATTGGTGATGGTACAGTTATCGTGGCTGGTGAAGCAGCTACTCTTAAACTTACTGCCGGTGCACAAGATGTATTAACCCTCAATCAAACAGGTAACGTTACAGTTGCTGCTGATTTAAGTATTGTGGGTGCTACGAGTGTGGGAACTACACTTGGAGTAACTGGAAATACTACTGTTGGTGGTACTCTTACATCTCAAGGTCTTTTAACTGCAAATGCTGATATTGATTGTAATGGATTAATTAACGTATCTGGTACTTTAACTGTAGATGGAAGTAGCACACTAGGTGATCAAACTTCTGATACAACTACTATTAGTGGAATAGCTACAGTTGGAAATGGGCTTACAGTAAATGGTGCAGTAACTACTCTTAATCAAGGGTTAACGGTATCTGGCGCTGCTCAATTTAATAATGCTTTTACTATGGGTGATACTCTTTCTGTTGCAAATACTTTTAGTGCACTTGGTAATACTGTACTTGGTAATACAAATAGTCAAACAGTTTCTTTTAACGCAAGAGCAAATACATCACTTCAGCCTACTGTAGATAACTCTTATAATTTAGGCGATGGTTCTAGAAGGTGGGCAACTGTCCATGGTGTTACCTTTAGTGGTACTGCAACGACTGCAAACTATGCTGACTTGGCTGAGCTTTATCTTTCTGATTTTGCATATGAAGCTGGTACAGTAGTTCAAATTGGTGGCGAAGAAGAAGTTACAGCTTCAACTGGAGAATCTAATCATTCTATTCTTGGTGTAGTATCTGCTTATCCAGCATATCTTATGAACAATCAACTAGAAAATGGTATTCCAATAGCTTTGAAAGGGCGTGTTCCTGTAAAGGTTGGTGGTACTATCAAAAAAGGTGATCGTTTAGTAGGAGCTCCTGAAGGACATGGAGTAGCCGATAATGAAGCTTGCCGTAGCTTTGCAATTGCACTTGGAGACTTTAAAGCCACTAAGAAAAATCCTACTGGCATAGTCGAAGCAGTTATCCTTTAATCATCATTATACAAATATAGATCTAATGCACAAGATACTCTCGTGTGAGTTGCGGGTCTGACAGAGTGATATAGGTAACTAGGAAAGATTAATAAATCTCCAGTCTTTGGTGCATGATAAGTTGGATCAGTAGTTTTTCTAAATTTCATATCATATCCACGAGCTACATGTGGTCTAGGATCATAGAAAACTATTTCACCACCTGATTCAGGATTAGATTCTAAATATACAACCATTGAAGCATGAGCACCAGAATGAGTATGTGTTTCCATACCAGTATTCTCATAACGATTAATCCAAGATTTTATTTCATAATCTTTCCAATCATGTATATTATGACCAGTCCAATCTTGAATAAAGTCATCAAAATAAAAGTAAGCATCATCAATTAAAGATTGTGTTACTTTCTTTTGTAGTCCATCCATAACCCATTCATCGTCAATAGGTATTTGTTCAAACCTCATTAATGTCGGATACAGATAATGAGTTCCCGTTCTTAATTTCAGCTTCGTAATATTTTCGGACATCTAGTACCATTCCTTCAGTTGTAAGTTTGCCTTTATTATTTGCACAAACTACTGCAATTATATTATTGTATGTTACACTATCTTCTCTATACGGAACAAAATAAGGATCCATTGGAAGAAGTTCTGGATCATTTAGAACATCATAGAAATTTTCATTATAGTCTTCCATTATCCAAAAAGCATAGCATATCGCTACCATATAAGATTTTGATGGATAGATCCAGCCAATATCTTTTTCTCTAAAATATCTGATAGCATGGAAAGTGATGTCTTTTGTGATTTCAATATCAACATCATTTAAGTCATCTTCATAATCTTTATTTAGTTTATGATATAACTTCTGTTTTATCTTCCATTCTTGCATCATACCACTCGAGTAAATTTATATAGCCGTTACAGCTATTATCTAAATCTTTAACATATCTATAATGTTCTGTAAGGCAATGACCTACATACTTACAATTATT